GGAAACGAACACCGTACCCGATGAGGGTGTGAAGGAGCGTAACAAAATCCGAGAGCCGTCGCCACGGCTCCAAACCGACAAAGATGTTATCGTCGACGACGTAGTCGTTGCTAAATTGCCGAGTGGGTTTCGAAATCTTTTCAGACTTTTGCAAAAACTTGGTGGCTAGTGTACGAATGTAGTACTCTTCGAATGCGTCCAAATGATTAGTTGCTAAAACATTGTCATAATAATCAATATTGTCAATGTCGTCGTAATACTCTTCGTCGTCGTCGTCATGGTGTTGATGATAGTAGTAATAGTAGTGGTGGTATTTTTGATTTTGTGTTTCTAGATCGACAATGACAATGTTAGTTTGCCACATTAAAATTATTACAAAGATCACGAAGACTGCTATCATAAACACGTACAACCACATTGTAATGTCATCTTATTTGTGTGTATGTATGTAAAAATAAAACATAATGATTACAATATAAAGTTGATTTTTATTTATGATTCCTTTACAGTTTTATAGTTTTCAATGTTCATGTTCTCGAAATGCTTCCAAATGTACACGTCCATATAGTTGATGGTCTGATTGGTCTTGTCGTCAAAGTGCCACGGCTTTACGTCGCCGTAATAGTTTATCACGTACGGCTCTTGTTTTTTACACAGCCGATAATACGATCCGGCGTTCCACGCGTACAGCACCGACAGCTGCATGATGGGTATCTTGAGGTGTATCAGCGCCTGCAGCAACACTTGCTCGTCGAAGCCGTTGTGAAAATGAGACTTGGTCAGATACTTGTTGTGCGGATTGAGGAAATTGAGGATCGTGTGGTAGAGCTTCATGTCCGGCCGGAATAGGACCGTGCCGCCCTTGCACAAGATTTTGTTGTATCGCATAAACGTCGCGACCGTGTCGGGAGATATGATTTCGCCGAACTGCAAGCGGTCGTAGTAGCCGTAGTTGTCGTCGGTGAAGCAAATGGCGGGCGCTTTCAAATGAAACAAATGATCAATGTTCTTGACGACCAGATGATCGGCGTCCAAGTATATGATTTTTTCGTATTCGAGCAGCTTGAGACATTGCCATTTGGTGAAGGCCTTGTCTATCCATTGTCCGTACATTTGATTCTGTCGTTTTGTCAGCATCGGGGGACATTCGTACGAAACGTATTCGACCTCAACGACGCGGTCGTAGAGTCGAGATAGCCGTTCCCTGGCCTCGGCACCGACGTCTTCGGTCACCATGCACACCAAATCGTGCGACGTGCCGCTGGCCAGGAGACTTTTGGCCAACACCTTTGCGCCTTCGACATACTCGTCGCCGAGCATAACCAATGTGACGTACGCAAACATTTTCTTTTTTTACCTTAACAACTCTAATATACCGCGTCGATCTGAGAGACCAAAAACGTGCCGCACTCGCACCTGAACGTATCCCTCAATAGCAACTTGTTGAGTTCTTTTATACTTTCAAATTGATTATCGGTAATCTTTTCGTACCATAGCATTTCGTAGAACACGTCTTCGTACTCGTACACGCCTTCCTCGTCGCAATCGCAGCATTTTCCCCCGACGTTGTAGCCCCAGACCATCAACTGGCGCGGCAAAAACTGCGGCGATTCGCTCAGAGCGTACATGTACGTCATGACAAACTTGAGCGCGTCGAGTTTGGTCAATTCGCTCAGATTGCACTTGAAGTACGTCTGTAGATGTCTGTGCGCGGTCAGGCCGTAATCGTCGGCGACGCAACAATCAATGTCCCCCTTTAGATTCCACTCAAACCGCAGACCATCTTCGCGATACGTATTATGCTTCAGTATACATTTCAAGGCTCCGTTAAAATCCCCTGTCTGGTCGACGTAGTCTAAAAGAGCTAGGCAGCTGACTCGGTCCGAATTCAAATAGTCGGGCCATAGATTGGAAACTATGGCGTTTGGTATTACGCACAGATTCACTTTAACATCGTTCACTGCCGATGTAAAGGCCAAAGATTCCAAACGACGAGGTTGAAACCAAGACATGTTTACGGGACGTACGAATAAAAGTATAGTGCTTTAGTTTTACATTAAATTTATTAGTTTATATATATATAATAATAATACAATATCTTATCGCTAATAATACAACACAATCTAATCATTGTCCGGTCGATCCGAATCCGCCGGCGTCGCGTTCGGTGGACGTCAACTCCTCCACCTCCTCCATGGGCAGCTTGCAGTACGTGCGCACGATAAACTGAGCGATCCTGTCGCCTCGTCGAAACTGTCTGCTCTTCTTGCCGTGATTAAAGAGCAACACTTGCAGGGGACCGCGATAGTCGTTGTCGATGACACCGGCGGCGGCGACGACCTGATATTTGGCCGCGTTTCCCGACCGGCTCTTGATCTGGGCGTACATTCCCGGCGGCAGCTGAATCGCAATCTCGGTGTTGACGAGAATCGAGTCCTTGGCTTTGATCACAAAGTCGACGGGGGTGTGGAGATCGTAGCCCGCGGCGCCGTCGCTGGCCATTCGCGGCGTGTAGGCGCTGCTGGAGGTTTTCTTGAATTTCAATACCTGTCCGCTCATTGTGAACCGATCGTGTCGAATGCGCTCGGCAAACGAATTTATTGCAATATTCACTAAGCGTTATCTAATTAGATTAGATAAATAATTCAGTACACGATGTTTGCTTTCATCGAAGATCCTGGACGAAAGCAAAGATTGTGTATGGAAAATTTGATGGCTCGTTTTAAAAATAATTCTAGTACACAATCTTTGCTTTTGTCGAGAATCTTCACTGAAAGCAAACATCAACTATTAAAAATAATTCTCATACTCAATGTTTGATTTCATCGAAGATCTTGGACGAAAGCAAACATTGAGTACTAAAAAATAAAAATTCAATACTTGATCTTTGCTTTCGTCGAGAATCGTGGATGAAAGCAAACATTGAGTACTAAAATGATGATGCAATATTCTGTTTTTATTACGTCATCTTTTAAATGCGATCATGTTTCGACGTGTTTCGACATGTTTCGACTTGCATAAAAATTTCATACTCAATCTTTGCTTTCATCCAAGATCTTCGATGAAAGCAAAGATCGTGTACTGGAATTATAATCATTACTTTAAAATTGTTACAACATCAAATTGATACAACATAAAAAATTCGGTACACGATGTTTGCTTTCATCGAAGATCTTGGACGAAAGCAAACATCGTGTACCGAAATCCACGGCATGACATCAGCTTGGTAATGACATCATCTCGACATGATCTCATCCCGACATGACATCATCCGACAATGACATCATCTTTTCTGTACATGATCTTTGCTTTCAGTGAAGATCTTCGACGAAAGCAAAGATCGTGTACCAAAATTTTAACTTTGAACGATTGTTTGAAATAGATGAGTTTCAAATTTTTTAGTACTCGATCTTTGCTTTCGTCGAGGATCTTCGATGAAAGCAAACATCGTGTACTAGAATTGATTATTGCGCCATATTTTGCAATGATGATATCATCGGTAGATCCGGGTCATAATCCTCATAAAACGTGACCAGCATTATCATTATCATAAAACGTGATAAGCATATCATGTTATCGTCGTTGCCGAGTCATGCAAGTTCGTCGAAAAGACAAGGGTAACGATTCGTTCCCCTTGTCGTTTCGGCGAAACGAGATACGTTGTCGCCGAAATTGATATCGTCCGGTATAAAACGTTGTCGTCTTCGATTGTGTTTCATTAAACAGAAGCGGAATTTTGTTTAGTAAACATGTCGCACCGTCTATCGTTGGGAGGCGTCGCCTGCACGACCAAGAGCACCATCTTGAAGATGCTCAGCTCCGAGCACGAACGTCTCGACGTTTACATGAGCGACTACAAGGAGCTGCACGACAAGTACAACTTTGATCATCGCGTCGGGAGTCTGCTGTACGCCGCGCATCGTTACATGATCGACGGCGTGGAAAAGCACGATTGGAACACTCTGCAACTCTACGACCGCCATCCCATGGAGGCGCTCGTCTACGACACCATGAACAAGGGCATCAGTCTCGAGGATACGCGTAAGATCTTTGACGATTGCGTGGCCATGGGTTTCGGGCACAACTTTAAACCCATCATCATGCGCGTCAAGCCCGGCACCGAGTCGCACGTCGTCCGAATGATGAAGGAGCGGAACAACGGCATCGATTCCATGGACGAAAAGTATGTGCGCGATCAGAACGAGAGGTTCGAGATCTTTGCACGCAGTTTCAACGCCGACGAGTACATGATCGATTGCTCGAAAAACATTACCGAGCAGCAAAACGAAATCAAGCAGCACTTTTTCAATCTGATACACAAATGGCACATCGTCGACGGGTCGCTCTTCGTCTACGAGTACAAGGTGCCCATCATGAACGAAAAGATTGCCGTCTTCGATTTGGACGGCACGCTGATCGAGACGAAGAGCGGCGAAGTGTACTCCAAAGACGACGAAGATTGGAAATGGAAATACTTTGACGTGCATCCCGAGCTGTATTCGTTGGTCGAGAAAAAGTACACGATCGTCATCGTGACCAATCAATTGGGCGTCGGTATGGGCAAAGTGAGCGCGCAGTCTGTGCAAAACAAGATTGCCAACATTTGCAAGAAACTCGATCTGCCCGTGTTCGTGCTGATCGCTACGCAAAAGGACAAGTTTCGCAAACCCATGACGGGCACGATGGAGTATCTGGTGTCGAGGTATCCGCACATCGACATGAAGCGCTCGTTCTTTTGCGGCGACGACGTGAACGGCACCCTGCCCAACGACTCTGAGTACGCCAAGGCGTGCGGAATGAAGTTTTACTACGACTTTGACTATTTCACCATGAAGGAGTTTTAATAATTATAATAATAATAAATGTATTACAATAATGAAATAAACACAATTATCGATGACAATGTATGGCTTTTATTTGATTTACAATTGAAACAGCGGTGTGGCGATTTTGTACGAGGCGACGGCCGACTTGGGTAGTTTGCGTTTGCGGTTCTCTTTCATGGCGGTCTCGAGGAGCGGGTTGAGTTTGGGCGCAGCTTCTATCGACTTTGCCGCGTTGGTGGCGTTTTCGTTGAATTCAAAGGGGCTCTTGTTGCTGTGGTTGTAGAGGTCTATGGTCTCGATGAAAATTTTCGTGGCAATCTCTTTGGCGAACGTGACGAGATGGTGTTCGTCGCTGCGGGCGCTGTCAAAGTTTTCCAAGCATTCGTGATAGTGTTGGAGCAGCGCTCTCTTGGAACTGCGCAGATCGGGATTGATGGTGTCGAGACGTTTGATGGCCACTTCGAGGATGGCTTTGTACGATTTGAAATGCTCTTTACTCTTGTTCAGACCAAACTTGATGGCTATCAACAGTATGCGTCTACTAAAGTCTTTGTAGTCGATCGAGTCGTCAAAGTATTTGGTCTGGGTGAAAATTTTTTTCAGAGTCTCGTAGTTTTTCGGTGTGGGATTTTTAAAGTATTCGTCGCGCACGGTCTTGAGCATGGCGAGATTGTTGAAGGGCAGCATGTCGGACGATTCGATGAGAGCGCTGCATTTGTCCGCAATCAGTTGCCGTGCAAAATCGTCAATGTTGATCGAGTCCATTGTATACACCCACACCACCTATCGGTCTAACACTTATTATTATTGTTCTTGATCATCAATCAATTAATCAACAATCGCGTCATTTGCGATTTCTTTGAAAATTCATCGGACCCGTAATGTTAAAGTTGTAGTTTGCGAGTTTGTTGTATAGCTGCGAGACGCTGTAGCGGGATATGCATTCGAGCGTGTCGTTGAGATCCTTTTGCTGTTCAAAGTTTGACGCGCAATAGTAGAGTTTGCTGCCCTCGCTCGAGCACACGAGCACCTCGATGAGGAACTGAAAGGTTCTGTTGTCGTGACAGTTGTGCGGGCCGGCGCGGAACACTAGCGTCTCGTCGACGATGGCCTGTTCGTAGTGGATGCCCGACATTAGCTTGGCGATCTCGCGGTCCAGATGCTTTAGGTCCGACTGCTGCGTGTCCGTGTACGTTTTGTAGTCGCACGATTCGTACATGAGAAAATTGTGCATGGGCAGCGGTTTGCGGTACATGTCCGCGTCGTACACCCGCTTCGTGTTGTACGATTGATTCGTGACGACGTTGTACTGCTTCACGTTGCGCACAATGTACGACTCGTTTTCGCCGAGGGCGTCTTTGATGAAGTGCGGCAGCGCGTACAGTTCGGGACACCGCATGTACCAAATGTCCTGGTGCGTGGCGTATTCGTCGAACATGCGGTGATTTATCTTGCCGTTTATGTAGAGTATGGTGTATGTGGTGGATTCGTCGCTTTCGGCGGCAATGTCGTTTTTCGATTCGTACTTGTTGTACGGAGTGTATTTGTCGACAAATACGTTATTGACATCGATACGAGTGGTGTTGTCGTCGCCGAGCGATATGGTCTTGGGATCGATCATGTAGTGTTTAGTGGTGATGAACGTATAGACGTCTTCGTTGTTCTCGGCCATGTCGCGGCAAACGTCGACCAGATAGTACATGAGACATTTTAGTTTTTCAATCATGAGCGGCGTGTCGCTGTTGATGAATTTCTCGAAATTGATGGCTCTGTTGTTGTCTTTGACGAGAGCTTGGAGCAGAACCGCGGCGCAATCGACGCGATTCACGTCGACGTTGCCACCGCCGTTGTTGGCGCCGCCGCCGTTGATTTGAAACACGTTCACGTTGAGCAGACGCTCCAGCTCGGCGGTGTACGAGATGTTTCTAAACTCGACGACGCCCACTCTGTCGGCGAGATCGTTAAACTTGCCGACGACGTCGTACTGTTCGATCGAGCTGGGCACGATGAGCGACTGAATGATGGGCTCGTCGCGCAAACGTATCTTTTGGTGCAATAGATCGTTGACGTCGATCAGCGTCTTTTCGTCGCTGCGCAAGCTCTGAATTATCGAATTGTGAACGGCGTCGCCGTCGTTGATGTTCTCCAGATTCATTTTGACGTTGCGCAACGATTGCAAGTGTGTATTGTTCTCGTTGATGCAACTCTGGTACCTGTACACGGTCTCGGCATCGTCGTCGTTGGGCCGAGACGACGTTTTCCTCAATCTGTTCAGATCGTCGAGCATGTGTCGCTGCAACGACTCGTACTGGACGATCAACGTGTCTTCGCGGCTCTCTTTGCCGGACATTTTATTAGGCGATGGTGGCGGTTATGGGTGGGATAAACACACTTAAATAAAACATTACAAATTCTGTACTTTATCTAGTTTTTTATTAAAAAAGAATCTAAAAATTTCAATATATCAACAACGTACTCGAAAGACACACAATCCTCTCGCATCTCGTACACGCAGTGGCGTTTATACAACGATCTTGAAAAATTGTATAGTTTCGTCGAATCCGCAACGCTGGGTATCAACGTGGCGGCGTAGGGCATGTGCGAAATGTGGCGATCGAAGGATAGGAGATTTCTGTTCCGCGCGTACACGATCCTCACCATCGCCCAAACTATCGACTTGATGCGCTCGACGACGTCGTGCACGATCTTGATCTCGAACGCCAACAGCAGCCGATTCATCAGCACGCAAATGTCCAAATTCGACAGATTGTCCACAAACTTGACGAGCACGTCTCTGTAGTCGACGGAGGCGCCTTTACACGCTTCGCGTACAATTTTGTACGAAATCATCGTGTTATTCCAACGGTTCGTAGATTTTGCTAAAGATGGCTCTCGATCGGTTCGGAATGCAGACTGGGATCGATCGGGCCAGAGCGGTTTGATTAAATAACATTTTAGTGTATCCGCTCGAGCAGGTGCAGTCGGCGGCGGTGAACTGACGGTTCGCCAAGTCAATGTCGAGAGTGCCGTTCGTGCACAGATACGGCCGGGGTTCGCCAAAGTCGTCGACAATGTCCCGATACGTGCTTATGCACAACTGATCGACCACAAACTCGCTGGCGACGAACGCTTTGAACAGACCGAGCGCCGGGTCGCACTCGAAGTCGTCGGGTCTGCCCGTGATGCCGCTGTCTCGATTCCCGCAGAATCCATTGTCGCACACGAGCGCGCCGACGGCGGTTTGGATGAGGCAATTGTCGATGCACTGCCTGTCCGAGACGCAAGGGAGCCGAGTGCTGTTACAGTCCACGACTCCGTTGCGGTCAAACACAATGTCCATGGCGATTCGGGGATCGGTGTTTGCCCTGACAACGTCATGGGTTTCGTTGTCGTTGATGGTTTGTATGGTACGCATTAAATAAAAAGACATTATGTACAGTACAATTATAACGATTATAATTCCAAATATCGATGAAGACAATACTACATTACTCATCGTGCTTAGAAATAGATACTTTTCTTTTGGTAGCTTTGTCCTTTGACGACGACGACGAAGACGACAACGATGCTGCCATTGTAATGATTGTTGTAAGAATCAGTGGACGACTGTATAAATTAAAATATATTATATTGACTTGCTGCTTTTATACATACATCAGTAGATTACCAATGAAAGCAATTTGTGTGTTATCGGGTGACGTGCACGGTCGAGTCACGTTCGAACAGCAATCGCCCGATCACCTGCTCCACATCAAAGGCTACGTCGTCAATCTTCCAAAGGGGCTGCACGGGTTCCACGTGCACGAATTCGGCGACACGAGCAACGGCTGCACGTCGGCGGGCGAACATTTCAATCCGTTGGGCCGCAACCACGGCGCTCCCAACGCCGCCGACCGTCACGTAGGCGACCTCGGCAACATAGAGGCGAAAAAATCAAACAGTCTGACCGAAATCGATAAGATCGACAACGTGATGAGTCTTTTCGGCGAATACAGCGTCATCGGGCGCAGTCTGGTCATTCACTCGGACCGCGACGATTTGGGTCTCGGCGGTCATCCGCTGAGCAAAACCACCGGCAACTCGGGCGGTCGCATTGCCTGCGGCATCATCGGATACGCCATTTAACCTCCTAAATCCCGATGTCCTATATATGGAACATTTAACATAAAGAATTTTGAACTTTATTGGTCCACCATTATGAATCATCCATCATCGTCATCGTCATCATGTGTGTATGTGTGGGCATACACATGCATACTTTTTTAAAATGATTCCTACCCAGTGCCCGTTTTGTTCAAAAGTGCTACGTCGGCGCAATCGCGCCTCATTTAGACGTCGACTACTATGAAGCTAATAACGTTCGTGATGGCCGTACAGAACGGCCCCGTCGCCACCGGCGACACGCTGCACCAAAACT